CTCTTATAAGTTTAGGGTCTTTTGTTTTTTCATATTCTTTTTTAGCCTTCAACATTCTTTTCTTATAGACAACTCGTTCATTGTACATTGTTTCCATCATTTCAGGTAAGAAACCTTGACTATCATTCTTAAACATGGCACCGTTAGGTGTTAAACAAGCACCTTCAGTTTTTAAATGAGAGAGTGGTGTTGATTGAGTTAACATCTTGTTGACTGAAACTCCAGATGATTTAACTCCTAATATCTTTTCGGGAGAAATATTATATTGAATAATAATGTGAGGATATAGGGAGTTAATGTCAAACGACACCACCCATTTGTGCTGACCAACACGAGGCTCTTTTACATAAGCACCCTCGTACTTTGTTTCTTTTACATGGTCTTCTCTAGGAGGTACACAAATATTTTTTTTCATTAAATGGTTTGCTATCAAAGTATCCCATACTCTAACTTGTGAAAATATATCACCATAGTTTACTTTGCTTTCATAGGCAACAGTTAATGATAAATCAATTAGACCTAGTTTATCTTCTAGGCCGTCAACAATTTCTACATCTTGTATATTGTAATCAACAAATGATTGAAAGTCTTGTGTATACCAATCTTTAAATGTAGGGTATGGCATGTCGTCTTTACCACGACCAAGTTCTAACTGACCAATGAAGTCAAGTTTATAACTCTCTTGTCTTTGTGGTATAAACCATTTGTATAAGTCAAGGTAATCTAAATTGGTAATACCGTATAATGTGTAAACTGTTTGTTGTCTTCCTCTTACTGTAAGTTCTTCTCTGTGAATTAAGTTCCAAGGCGACATCTTGTTTGCCACTTTATCACCAGCAATCATTTTAATTCTATTCATTAAGTATGGTAAGTCAAAGAATTTTGTATTCCAACCTGTCATAACATCTGGATAGTTTTTAATCCAAAACTTCATAAACTCAAATAACAATTGATTTTCATTCTTACATTTAATATATGTAACGTCTGATCTATCGGTCTTAAAGTCGCCTACACCCCATGTAATAATCTGTTTGTTTGAGTGATTTTTAACTGTAATACAAAGTAGTTCTTCAATAGGATTTTCTACATCAGGAAAACCATTTTCACAAGTAGTTTCTATATCAAGTGTAAAGATTTTAATTTGATCTTTGTCCCATTTAATATCTTCAGGATGTTCTTTACCAATATATTGATAATGGTATCTTTCTAAACCATAAACAGGAGAGTTTTGTGTTGCCACTTCTCTACGAAATTTACGAGCAGCGTCTATATTTCTAAATGTAATAGGTTTAAGAAACTGACCTTGTAAGTTTTTGTAATCAGTTTGTTGTTGAGTTAAAGCGTATAGAGTTGGAGCAAAGTCAATCTTATCTTTGTAGTCTTTGCCTTCGTGTATGCCACGAATCAAGTAATTTACCTTTGTATTCAATAACTGACTTATAAAAATTCATAATTTAAAACCGACAATGTAAATAGTATATTAGGGTATTCTAACAATTAAACCATCTAACTTTTCAGTTAAATCAATTTGACAAGCCAACCTACTATTCTTTGTCGCCTTGTGTTCGTAATCTAAAAGTTCTTGCTCAGCGCTAGAATCTTTCATCTTACCAACTTTGTTAATCCATTTATCATCAACAATGACATGGCAGGTACAACAAGCACAACTACCACCACAATCGGCGTCTATTCCTGGAATGTAATTATCTTTAGAATAATACTTTGAAGCCTCCATCAATGAGTGATGTATGGGTACTTCAACCGTTTCCGATTTACTATCATTATCATAATAGAAAGTAACTTTAATGTTTTTCATTAACTGTCTATTTTTGGTATTGATGTTTCTGTAATTAATCCTGGATTTTGTAAAATACTTGAAGTGTTTTGTAGGTATGTATCTAGTATTTCTTTTTTAGGCTCTACGCTTGAAACGATAAATTTATTATCAATAGTCACTGAATCTGACTTAGCGTAAGGGGCATAAAGCACCATCATCAACTGAACAGGTTTACCTGGCCCTTGTTGTTGTGGTATAATAACAAATGATTTTGTTAGACTTGTGCCTTGGTCGTTCTCACCTACAGTAGCGATTATATCTTCGCCTGTAGATAGTCTTAATATTTTCACATCTTTACTCATAATATTCTCCTTTTTTATTATGTAATTAATATAACACAAACTGTGCTATTTGTCAATGTTATCCTTCTCAAAACCAACTTTGTCTTGTTTACCTTCTTTTTCCACTGGTCTTAATCTCTTACTTAATACAAATGTTCTATTAGGGTTGACACTTATATTCATTAATCTCATTAAATCTCTATTGACTAGTAAGTCTGAACCTGATCTAGGTCTGGCGTCTAGGCCAACTTCTACATCATTATATGTAAAACCATTAAAGGTCATATTCATTAATATAGTTGGTCTTGTTTCAGATGGTTCTTCACCATCAGCGTTTGCTCTAAATACTTTACTTGTACCGTGTCTAGGTTTACTATAAGTTTTGCCATTATATTTCCACTTAACAATCTTACCGTCTTCTAAAATTTTATCGGCATGTAGAGCACAAGCTTTTGAACCGTTACCAGTATCAAACTTAACTCTTACTTTACCAACTTCATCTAAATCCATTGTTTCTAGCCAACCAGTTTCAACTAATGATTGTCTATCCCAATGTACTCTGTTTTCTACCCAATCTACTACATTGGACATCATTTTTTCACCGTCAATTCTACCTGCTGGTTCTGAATCTGAATAGTAATCTTTATGTTGGTAACCCTCGTAATCAGCACCTGATCCTGGACTNCCATTAATTTCTAATAAGTATGGTTTATTATTGTGTATAATGTGGTCTACACCAACCATGTATGCTCTGGATAATCTAGCCGCTTTTAATACTAATTCTTTTTCTTCATCATTTAAAATATATGGTTCTGCTTCAGCACCTCTGTGTGTGTTTGATCTAAAGTCATAACTACTATGTACTCTTTTTGTACTAGCAAAAATCTTGTTATCTACTATGAAAGTTCTTACATCAAATTTAGATGGCATATATTCTTGTATTAGAAGTTCAGCCTCTAGTTTCCACATGGCTTGTACAGTTGCCACCAAAGCCTCATATGTGTCAATCTTAATAACACCAACACCTTGTGTACCTGTTAGTGTCTTTAATATAATTGGAAATTTACCACCAATCATATCTAAACCAGATTTAATATTACTTTCGTTAGATATAAATGCCGTTTTTGGTGTAGGTAAACCAAACTTTTCAAATAACAAAGCAGTTGTAAGTTTGTTATCACAAGTAAGCATAGCTGCTCTTGTGTTTAACATAAATGCTTGTGAGTTTTGAAATGAAGATATTAGAGATAGTCCTGCTTCATCTTCTAAAGCACCACCTCTTGTAATACAAACGGTATCTCTACCTACAAATGTATATTCGCCACCATCACCATCATAATTTGATACTGTTAAAGTACCTTTTTCTTCGTCTTTTGATGTTATGATAGATGATTTAGTATTTACAATAACACACTTAATACCTTTTTTCTTACATGCTTTTGTAATTAAATCAGCAGTAGTGTTTTCTTTAGGATCACTAGAGTCTGCCACTGTAACTATGGCTATCGTAATAGGTTTACCTTTACGACCTACATCTGTTTCAGTAATAAACTCTTTAAATTTTGGTACTAACATTACTCACTTTTAGAAGGCCCACAAGTAATAGTAATCTCTTGTTGTTGGTCAGAGTCATTTATTGCTTGTGCTTCCGTATTTTCCTTTATAAGTTTTTCAGTATCTATCTTTTTGCCAATGTTATACTTAGCTGATAAATTCCATTCTTTCTTTTCTTTAAAAGGTAATACTTTAATTTGAGATAATGGTGCTTTATTTTCAGCTGCCTGTATATTAACTATATCAATTAAATTCCAGTCTTGTAGAAGTATTGCTATTGTGTTTCTTCTTTGAATATCATTCTCTACTAAGGTTGACTTTTTGCCGTCTAAAGCAAATAGTTCTTTAAAATGTGTTATGAAATATTTACCTTGTTTGTGTAAAATGTGACATGATTGGTATAGAGTTTTATCTTTACGACTTGCTACACCTATTCTTGTAAGGGTTTCCCTTACCTTTAAAAAATCGTCAGGCTGTTTGATTGTTACTTCTAACATACTCTCTGGCGACCATTGTATATTTTCTTGTTCACTCATCTTGTTCTCCCACCTTTAGATAAGGTATTCTTAATTAGTTCAACTTGTTCTTTTGTAAGTATGTTAAGAGCCTCTTTTGCTTTTTCATTACTATAACCATAATACTCCTTTACATATTCTAAATTCTTCAACTTGGCTTGTGATAACCACTTGCCACCAAATCGCTTCTTTTTTCTAATACTATTTAGTAGAAAAGTAAACTGTATTTTTTTATCCAGAAAATGATAACCATTCATTTCATTAACTTGTGCTATACAATCATAAAACATTGATAAACACTTGTTAATTACAAATGGTGGATACTTCTTCTCCCATGTAAGGTCGTCTGTATCTAATAATTTTTCTTTAGTGAAATTAATTGAATTAAGATAATCTTTCAGTTCGTACATAATATAAACTTGACTTTCTATTTTTTTTTCAAATGTTTGTTGTGACCCTTGTGGTTACCCATGTAATACTCGCCTGGTTCATAATCCCAAACTTTACCGTGGTGTCCTCTAACATCAGCCCAAAACATTCTTAACTTTACTATCAGTTTTCTAAATAATGTTCTTTTCGCCATTATATCCTCTATTTAAATTTACAACTTGCCATGATTTCTGTTAAACAAGCGACCATATTTATCTCTTGGTCTGCTACGAAAGCAGATTTATATTGATATCCGGCTAAAATTAATATTGATTGAGGTATAGATTTAGAATCTAGTGCTGTGTAAAGCACTTCATAGATAGTTTTGAATAGAAAGGCAGCCTCTTTGTCTAGGTTTTGAACCACCCACTTTCTCATATCATTAAACTTCTTCTCTTTTAAAGATACAATTAGGTCTTTGGTGTTCGCCTCCGACAGACTAAACAGTATGCCACTGTCTATTTTACCTCTTACAGAATACCTTTGTAGTTCATTAATAGTTCTTCTAAAATCTGGATAGAATTTCTGTATCAGTTCACCTAATACTTTCTTTTCAAATTCCACATTCTCATCTTTTAGAACAATCTCTAAACGCTTCATAAAGGCAGTAGCTGTCTTAACCTTTTGACCATTCTTAATGGCAAAATCAATAACAGTACAACGACTATGTAAGGCAGGTATTATCTTGTTAACATAATTACATGTAAATATAAATCTACAGTTCTTGTAAAATGTTTCTATAAAGTTTCTTAAAGCAGGCTGAACACTATCAGCATTCATGTAATCTGCCTCGTCTATTATAACAACTTTATGATTAGCTTCTTCCGTTAATGATACAGTTGAGGCAAAGTTTTTAATCTTATGCCTTAGTGTATCTATTTGACGGCCTTCATCTGAACCATTGATAATGATATAATCAGCACCAAGTTCCTCACATAAGGCTCTTGCTACAGTTGTTTTACCAGTACCGGCAGTACCAGTTAATAGTAGATTTGGTATTTCTTTTTGTTTTAGAAATTGTGTAAATGTTTCTTTTAAACTAGCTGTAAGAATACAATCACT